ATAAAGTATTCACATTTCATAATATATATTCTATAATATTATTAATAGATTTGATTATAAATACTTATGTAATAATTTTAATATATTTGATTATAAAAACTAATCATATTTCTTAAATTTCAATATATTTAATTATGAAGTTCTAATGAAATAGTGCCGACTTAAAGAAATATGTTGTTTGCTAATCTTTCTAAAATTATAAATTGATTTCATTTGAACTTTTTATAAATTCATCGTCATCATTATAATTATTTTTCATAATAAAGATATAAAAAATGATTTTGTTTTAATGAATAATAAATAATGAATGAATTTAATAATCAACACGAACAACTAAAAGAAACATTAATAAAATGGGCGGAAAATGAACTATCTAATATTATTGATGGATGGTGTAAAAGCAATACTAATGGATGTAGTGGTGGTGAAATGCGAGAAAAGAGAGGTTCTGATATTGAGACATTTGTTCGCACAACTATAAATAAAGTTGGAGAAATATTTAATATAGATTTACACGCCCTAAGTGGAAATGACGATACAAAAGATTTAATAATAGATCTACAAGATGGAAGAAAACTAACTAAAAAACATCAAGTAGATATTCATATTTATATGAATGGGGTTTTTGTTGCGGTTATTGAATGTAAAGCATATTTAGATAGTTGTTATTATGTTCGTGCGTGTGATGATTTCAAAATGTTTAAAAAATTTGATTATAATGTAAAATATTGTATCTTCGCATTAGAAAATGCTATTGCGGAAGATACTAAAATATTTACAGATTTTATAAATGAATATATTTGTGATGAAATATTCTATATATTAGATGGAAAAAGAACATCATCTAAACCAGTTTATGATATGAAACATAAAAAACCAATAAATAAAAATGTATTAACTAACTTTATTAAGTTTATATTTACATTAGGAACTATTTAACCTATAAATTTTATAAATAGGAAACTAACAATTTCATCAGTATCATATCGTTTTGGTTTAGAAAGGACTAACTATGAATTGTTTCATTTGCTATATCAAAATAAACATCATTCAATTCAATTCCAATAAAACTTCTTTTTAAATTTTTACAAGCAATACCAGTTGAACCTACACCCATACAATTATCCAATACTACTTCTCCTTCATTAGTATATGTTTTTATCAACCATTCTAATAAATCAACTGGTTTTTGTGTTGGGTGTTTTGGTCTTTCTATGCGATTAAACTTTAATATAGTAGTTGGTAATCTTTTTCCATCTAAACTTTCAACAAAGTTTTCTTTATGATTACCATAATTAGTTTGTTTATCAACCGCAGATTGTGTATTCCATCGTGTATATGGTGTTGAATAGAAATATTGTGGATTATATGTAGGTTGTTTTTTATAAAATATAGCAATATCTTCGTTGATTTTCATCGGTTTTCTTTTTGCATTTAAGAAATCCGAAAATTTATTTTTCTCCCATACTAAACAATATCTAAAATTTTTTAAATTGCTTGTAATCATCAACGATGTAAAAGGTTGAGAACCAAATAATACGATGGCACCATTATCCTTTATAATTCTATTATAGTGTTCCCATAATTTATCAAATGGAATAATTATATCCCATTTATTTTTGGTTATACCATAAGGTAGATCGCATAATATCATATCTATTGAACCACTCTTAATTTTTACCATTTCAATTAGACAATCCCCCTTAACTAAATTAATGGTTGTTGGTGCATTTTCAGTTATAGGTTCGATAATATTTTTGTATTCTTCAACATTATTACTTATTTTATGGTTGAGGTTAATTAGTTCTATTAATTGTGATTTATTTTTTGAACTGCACTTTTTAATACCCAATTCTTTACACTTTTCCAATAACTCTAATTTACTCATTTTTGATATATCCATTTTTCAGTGATGTTAATTATAATATTGTTTTCTATATTATTTAAAATCAATTTTTCTTCAACTGGATTGTTTATTAATGCTTTTATCTTATCAGTTTTTTTAATATATAATCAAATTTTAAAATATATTAAATTAAGAAAAATTTTATGAATTGAACCAAGTTATTTTACTAAAAAATTCATTATGTTATAATATATTAGGAGATGTTAATGCTTATTATAATAATGAAAAATTATAATTAAATTTGTTAATGAAATTTAAAAAGATATTATTAAAATTATTTAAGAATAAGATTATTTATTTCTTATATCTTTTTTTTGGAATTATTTAATGAAAAGATATTATTGGAATTCTTAATAATCGAGATATTTGAAAAATTAAAAAACACGAATTTTAATTGGTTTTTTAATCGCTGATGGTGTATTCAATTGTGGTGGAAGATTTGTTCCAGAATAATATAAACCTGATATTATCTCACTATTCTTCATCTTTATTTTTTCATAAAATAAATAAAATCAATTTTTTATTTTATTTCTATATTATTCATATAATTATTCATACATTAGTTCTAGATAATCATCACCATATTTCTCAATCATTTTGAATATCCTCGAAGGTTTCATAACTTCTTTTATTAATTCTTCTTCAAATTCTTCATTATTTTTTCGCATCTTTTCATAATCATATGTGAAAATTGCTGGATTTTTATAAATACACGATTTCATAGTTATTTCATCATATTTTTCCTTAATTATATCAATCGCATTTGGATTAGTTATAAGAAAATTTAAATAACATTCATTAATATCTAATAATGATATAGCTTCCGGATTTTCATTCAAAGATAAATAACGATGATTGATTTTATCTCTATTTTCCCTTAATAATTTTATCGCTTCATTTGAAGGATTAGAACATAAAGAATTCCATATAATTTTATCAGGATAATTTCTCAATAATTTTATCGCTTCATTTGATTTATTATGATTTAACATAGGAAATTTAATCTTATCTGGATTATTCTTCAAATATTCTATCGCCTTTATTGAAGGATTTTCACTAAACATAAACCAATCAATTTTATCATAATTTTCCATCAATATTTCATAAGCACACGGATTTTTTGATAAATATATCCAATTCACATTCTTAATATTACTTTTTATTAATTCAATCGCATTTGGATTTCGTGATAATTCAGTCCAATATATCTTTTTAGGATATTTTTTCAATATAGATAATGCCGATGGATTTGATGAAAGATAATACCAATCAATCTTATCCACATTTTTATCCAATAATTCTATCGCTTTATATGATGTATTTGTTGATAAACTATACCAATTTATTTCATCCAGATTTTCATTCAAAATATCAATCGCATTTATATTCGTTGATAAATAATTCATTATCATATGTGATGATATATTCTTATCTATCCATTCTTGAAATTTATATATAGGTTTATTCATCCTTTATATATTAAAAAAAATATCAAAATCATTTTTTAAACCATTATTCATTTCTTATTACTCTTCTTCTTCTTTTCAATAACCACTTTCGCTTCCTTATCCTCTTCGTCATCACTAATCTTTAATTCCTTATCTTCTTTCTTAACCTCTTCAACAAATCCTTCCTTCTTTTCTAATCTCGCCTTTTGAAGCTTCCACATTCCAGCAATTTCCTTCATTAAATCCTGTGATTTCATCTTCTCACCATCCGTTCTTTCATTTTCCCTCTTATTTAAAATAATCCTCTGTTCCTTCATAAATAATTGATATGCATTTAAAGGTTTTTTTTCTACATCATCCTTCTTCTCATTCTTCACCTTCTTATAATTCTCATCATAAGTCTTCTTCGCAAATTCAAGAAGTTCCTTACGAGTATAATTCATATTACTCTCAAAGAAAGTATTGAATGAATTAATAATAGTATCAGTATTAGAAGGCATTTTTGAAATCTTTTCATCAAAAGAAAATCATTTTTTATTTTTTTGTCTTTTTATATGATTATTGCGGAAGTTCTACTGGTTCCTCTTCTTTTATCTCTTCCTTCGGTTGTTTTAATTTATTATAATTAATTATATAATATCGTAAGATACTTCTTTCTAATTCATTTCGTTTTGAACTTGATGATACAATTGAAGGGTCATATGATTTCACAATTTCAGTTAAATTTGAAATAGTCATTCCTTTTATATTGTCTATCATTTTTATAATTTCTATATCAGGAATATCAGGAATTTCCGGAATTTTTATTTTTGAAATATCCTTTTTAATATAAATAAGAGTTTTATCACCTTTTTCAAAATCTATACATAAATCATCAATATCTATAAAATCATCGATTATATCACATTTTAAAGGATTAAAACAAAACTTTCCCTTATTAATCTCCCAATTAAATTTATTCACAGAACAAGGATTTTCAAAACTTCCTGAAAAATTCGTATATATATATTTATCTTCATTACATCGAAAACCCACAAAAGATTTTATAGAATTATTCACCATTATTGAATCAAGAATATATATATCATCATCTATCCTCATTTCTTCCTCAATTTCCTTGAATATTTCATATTTTTTCGATTTATCTTCGAATTTTAAAAAGATTTCCTTCGTCTTACTTGATGTCTTATAAAAAGGTTTCATATATTTATCATTTATCGATTTATTCAAATCCTTATGAAATACTATAAATATATCAGGATTTTTTGGAATAATATTCGTCTCTTGAATTTTAATTAATGGAAATAAATTTAAATCCGTTGATATTTTTTCATCCTTATATACCCATCTCATAAATTTAAATAAATTTAAATATATCTTCTTATCTTCCATATAATAAATATCCAAACAATTCAATCCTAAACTTCTATATAAATCTATTATATAATCCTCTATCCAATTAATCTTATTCAATTTTGATGATATTAAATCCTTTCTAAATAAATCCTTATTTTCCTTCTCCTTCAAAAAATACATATTCTCTAAAAATATATCATCCGGTTTTAATGATGATATTTCTAATGATATATCCTTCATCAATTTATTCTTATTCACTATCTTCTTTATTATTAATCGAAATTTATTTGAACTATCCCACGATTTCGCCTTCTTTATTATCAAATCTCGTGAATTTTCACTATATAATACTGACATTAATATCGAATTTAATGATGAATATTCATTATAAGGAGGCGAATTACTAGCATCTTCACAACTCATCTTTTCTATTTATTTAATAAGATTAAATATGTATTAAAATATAACAATTTTAAAAAATAATGATTTTATTTTTCATATCAAATCATTTATGGTAGTGTCTAGGATGTCTTTACATCCTGCCTACCATCTCGCCTCTTGGGTGTCTCTCGAAAAGTTGAATTGGTCTGGACTTTCTGCGAACCCAAATGCTATTTCTCTTCTATGCGATTATCCCGACAAGATTGATTGGAAGCGTCTTTCTTCAAACCCAAATGCTATGGAACTCTTACTTGCGAATGTTGATAAAATTGATGTTTGCGAATTTTCCAAGAACCCCAGCGCCGTTGGTTATTTGACGAGACACCCTGAAATGATTGATTGGAGGAGTTTGAGTAGGAATGAAAACGCGATTGAGTTAATTCAAGCAAATCTCGGTAGAGTTGATAATCACCAACTTTGTTTGAACCCTCATCCGTCTATCATCCCCATTCTGCGAAAGCGTATGAAGAAAAATTTCAAATGTATCAACTGGGCGAATTTATCCACAAATCCCTCGGCACTTGACCTCCTTAGTGATTATGTCACAAATATCAATTGGTCTACTTATTCGGCAAATTCAGCTGCTATTGACCGCATCACATATTTTCCTCGCAATATCTCCAAAATTCATATCTCGCGAAATCCGTCAGCGGTTCCATACCTGACGCGAAATCCTGAGTTTATCGATTGGCGGAATTTGTCTGGAAATGCGAATGCGATCGATTTGTTGCGGAAAAATCCGGAATTGATTGATTATGATATATTGTCGACAAACCCTTCCATCTTTGAGCTCGATTATAATAGAATGCGATTGAATTTTCAACCCATCGCTGACGAAATTATGATGTTTGCTCTCTGTCCGGAAAGGGTTGCTAAATATCGCGAGGAGGGATTTGGCGGAGATGATTGGTGATTTGTGGATGAATAAAGGCATAGCAATTTTTGTGCCTTTATTAATTTATTTTTGTTATTTAAAAAATGAATTATTCTAATTTTGAGGATTTTAATGAAAATATTAATGATAATATTAATGATATTAATATCA